CATGTCGAAAGTGTGGAGAAGAAGACTTTTGTTAGGATGGTGGGCAGTTCTGCCAACGTGCATTGTTGTCGGCGTCTTGACTGCCATACTGTTTGGGGCTGATGAAGCGAAAAAAGAATGCCGCTATGTCATTGATGCATATTGGCACGGGATAGATCATTCCTAGCCTCCAGATCCCCGAAAAGCTAGAGCGTATTCTCACCACCAAGGCCCGCCTCGTTGTGGTCATAGGTGGCCGATCCTCCGCCAAGTCCGAGAGCCTCGGCCGTATCCTCCTCATGAAGTCTCAGACAGAGGCAGCGGATATTCTCTGCGGCAGGGAGTATCAGAATTCCATAGCCGACTCAGTACACAAGCTCATCAAGTCCCTCATCCCCAAGACAGGGGCCGAGGGCTTCGACGTTGTTGACCACAAGATTGACTGTGTGACTGGTGGTGGCTTCCGATTCAAGGGCTTCAGCCGCAACACAGAGGCTGTTAAGTCGGCGCAGGATTTCAAATATAGCTGGGTCGAGGAGGCGCAGTCACTCTCTCAGCAGTCGATAGACGATCTTCTCCCCACCATCCGCGCTGCCGGGTCCAAGCTATTCTTCACCGCCAATCCTCAGTCTTCAGCGGATCCGTTCTCTAAACGCTTCATCGTACCCTACATATCTGATCTTCAGAAACACGGATTCTACGAGGACGATCTACACCTCGTTATCCTAATGAACTGGCGAGACAACCCATGGCATGGTGAGCTTGAGAGCCAGCGCATGTGGGACTTCAACAACCTTCCCCGCGCCAAGTACGATCACATATGGGAAGGCGCCTTTAACGATTCAGTCGAGGATGCCTTGATCCACTCCGAATGGTTCGACGCCTGCGTAGATGCCCACACCAAGCTTGGCTTCGCTCCGATAGGCGTCAAGATAGCAGCACACGACCCTTCCGACCTGGGCGAAGACTCCAAGGGCTACGCAATGCGGCACGGCTCCGTGGTCCTTGATGTGCAGGAGAAGACCACCGGAGACATCAATGAGGGCGGAGACTGGGCAACAGGGCTTGCACTACAACAGGGCATAGACGCCTTCACCTGGGACTGCGACGGAATGGGTGTGGGGCTCAACAGGCAGGTGGCCAGGGCTTTTGACGGTAAGCACACTGTGTTGTCAATGTTCAAGGGAAGCGAAGGGGTGGACTTCCCCGAGGCCATCTACCAGCCGTCTGAAGCCTCTGGCATTCAGGAACAGAAGACGCACAAGGAAGTGTTCAAGAACAAGAGGGCCCAATATTACTTCAGCCTCCGCGACCGTGTGTATCGCACATACCGCGCCGTTGAATTCGGAGAGTATGCGGATCCTGACCAGATGATAAGCTTCTCCTCCGAGATTACAGCACTCCAGGCGCTCAGGTCTGAGCTGTGCCGGATGCCAATCAAGCCGAACAGCAACGGGCTTTGTGAGCTGTACCCGAAACCCGAAATGAAGAGCAAGTTCAAGTTCAAGTCGCCCAACCTGTCCGACTCTGTTATGATGCTTATGCGTCATGTGCAGAAGGTCAATGTTGCGGTGAGGATGCCGCAGCCGTTGAAGGCCAGGGAGCGGCGAAGATAAACACAACCCGACATCCACACAGAAGAGGCTCCCACGACGGGGGCCTTTTTTGTGCTGACTTTTCGCTTGACGATAGCTCTAGGGTAAGTTATGGTTAGGTACACACTAACGAGAGGAGGGCATAATAATGTGGTATGTTCTTAACAGACTGTTTGGCTGGGATTATGTGGCATGGTCAAACTCGGCGGCCCAAGGAGTGGCTCGCGTACACAATGACGGTACAGGCAGATGTTATTACTGGAGATACAAGGGCACTCAACTGGCAGACGAAATAAAAACAGAAGAACAAGTGTTTTGGCTGACATGTGAACCGTCTAAGTACTTAGTTAAAACGGAGGCCCAATGAAAAACCTAACCCCCGGCTGCTACTGCATCCATGAGTGGAAGAGGCGGAAGGATGAATCACAGACCCGTGCATACAGCCCAGGCATGCAGCGTCTTAGGGATGCCGAGCGAGCGCGCACCGCATATGTGTCATCATTATTGCAAGGAGTTGGAGCTATAGAACCCCGACCATCTAGTCCCCAGCCAGAGAGCCCAAAAAACCCATGGTGGAGGTTCTGGAAATGACACCACAAGACATCAAGGCCATCCGCCTCCGCAAAGGATGGACGCAGACCGAGCTAGGCGACTACTGCGGCGTCCTGGGTCAGGCTGTGTGCCATTGGGAGCGTGGGAACAAGCCACCGGGGAGGCTTGCGCGGAAGAGGTTGGAGGAGTTGACAAGCCAGGAAGGTGGAATCAGGTGATGCACATAGGCTACCTTGAAGACGGGAGAAAGATACTCATATCAACATCTAAATTTGAAATATTGCACCTCACGAAAGACGGGAAAGAAGAGCCAACGTTATATGCTGTCGTACTAACAGAGGAAATGGAGAACGTTATAAGACAAGGCAACTACGGATTGAGCGCATAATAGCACCTACAACAACACGGATATTTGCAGAAGAAAGGCGGTTCCCAATCCTGGAGCCGCCTTTCTTCGTGCCTAAATAATAACCATTGCGGTAAACGAAACGAAATGCTAATATAGCCGCATTAGGCGCAACGTATCAGGGAGCCGTGCGGCATATGGATCTAAAGAAACTAAAGTCGCTTCACGATAAAGCCTTTTCGCACGGTCAGGTTGTCCGCGAACAGGCAGCTAATGACAGCACCTTCTATTGGATAACGCAATGGGATGACAACTCCCTGTCTGACTCGCAAAGCCTCTTCCGTGGTGAATTCAACATCATCCGCAAAGCTGGCAGGCAGATCATGGCTGACCTTGCCTCCAATCCCGTCTCTATAGACTTCTCTCCCAAAGCCGACAGCCGAGACGATGGTGCTGACCTCATCGACGGCCTGTATCTGTCCAGTCTCCGCAACAACCAAGCTATAGAGTCCTTTGGCAATGCCGACAACGAGGCTGTTGTGTGTGGCGTAGGTGCTTGGGTCCTCTACACCGATTACGAGTCTACGCGTAGTGGCGACAACCACCAGGTAATCCTCCGCAAGCCTGTCTATGAAGCCAACAACGGCCTCTTCTGGGACCCCAACGCGAAGCTGGCCGACAAGTCAGACGCCGATTATGTGTCTGTACTCTATACCTATTCGGAAGACGGATACAACAAGCTCGTTGAAGACTTGACCGGCGAAGAGTCTACGGGCATGGGTCCATCCTTTGCTTCGCCCGATGAGTCCTACGTGTTCCCCTGGTTCGGAGAGAATGCCAAGGTTTACGTTACGGAATTCTATCACCGCGAGAAAGTCAAAGACAAAATTTTAACTATGGTTGATCCGTTCGACCAGACGTTGCAGCTTCGGGAGTCGGATCTCGAAGATGTAATGGATGACATGATTGACTCTGGTTACACCATCGAGTCGGAAAAAGTCATTGAGCGGTGGCAGGTCACTAAGTACATAGCTTCTGGCAGTGATATTCTCAACGGTGAAATAGGGGAAGATGGCGATAGGGTAGGCGAGGTAATAGCAGGTGAGAATATCCCTGTGGTTCCAGAGTACGGGGAACGTGCCTTCATCGAAGGTGAAGAGTATTACGAAGGCATCACCCGCCTTGCCAAAGACCCACAGCGTCTCCGTAATTTCCAGATGTCCTACCTTGCCGACATCGTAAGTCGTTCGCCCCGGCCTAAGCCCATCTTCTTCCCGGAAGAGATTCAAGGCTTTGAGCATATGTATGAGGAGGCCGGGTCAGAAAACAATCTGCCGTATTACCTGAGAAATAGACTCTCGGCAAACGGAGAGCCTCTTAACATGGGCGATCCTGCACGGATGCCCGAGCAGCCTATACCCTCTGCACTCATTGCATCAATCAACCTCTCCCGTGAAGCCGTGGCCGATGTTGCTAACCCTGGCCTTCCTCAAGACATAGCGGATCCTGACCTGTCCGGTAAGGCCGTGTATGCCCTCCAGAACCGTCTCGATCAGCAAAGCATGGTCTACCAGACGAACCGGAAACACGCAAGGCGCAGGGATGCCGTTATCTACGCTTCCATGGCATCAGAGATTCACGACGCCCCCCGGAATGTGACTATCACCAAGCCGGATGGGGCTAGGGAGAACGTGCAGATTATGGAGATGGTGATCGACAAGGAGACGGGTGAGCCTACCGTCCTTAACGACATCACCAACATGGAGTTTGAGGTATTTGCCGACATTGGGCCTTCCTACACATCCCAGAAGCAGCAAGACCGCGACTCTCTCGAAACCCTCATCAGCAGACTTCCTACTGGCGACCCCATGGGGAACGCTCTCATGCTGAAGTACATTATGCTGATGGATGGTATCTACTTCGAGGACATGCGCAAATATGCCAATAAGCAGCTCCTCCTCACCGGCATCAAAGAGCCTGAGACAGACGAAGACAAGGCCATTGTCCAGCAGGCGCAGGAAGCCTCACAGGGCCAAGATGATCCCAACATGGTACTTGCCATGGCAGAGGACAAGAAGGGCGATGCGGCGTTGATGGAGGCCCAGCGGAAGGGTGTCGAGACGAAAGCCAAGATTGTCAACGAGCAAGGTAAGCTCCAAGTGTCTGTCTTTGAAGCTCAGACCGGCAGAATGAATAGCCAAGTTGACGCTGAGAAGGCTGGAGCAGACATCAGATATAAAAAAATAGAGACATTCGGCAAGCAGCTTGAGAATGCCGCTAAAGCATCAGGTTTTCGGGCTAGTGTGAATCAGCCCAGACTATAGCACCACCCTACAGAGGCGTCCTGGTTAAACGCAACGCTACCCATAGCGCAAATGGGGCTATCGTGGCAACGACGAGAGGACAACGTTGATGAGTATGACTCTGGCAGAGCTGAAGGAGCAAAACGCTGCAAAAGAACTTGAAGCCGCAAAGCCTCCGCAGGCTGAGGCGGAAGAGGAAGAGATTGTAGCGGATGAGGTGGCAACGGACGAACCCGGCAAGGTTGCGGAACCTGGCGGGGAAGACGATACCATCGAATCAGAGCCCTGGATGCTCAGCGATGAACAGACATCGCAGGAAGAAGGCGGCGAAAAGGCATTCACCGGAAGCGATATCGCAGCGGCAAAGAGAAAGCTGCGCGCTAAGCTCGAAAAGAGCAACGATGAAGTTGCAGATCTCCGAGCCGAAATCGAGAAACTGAAGACGCAAAGGTTGGCTCCGGCAGCAAGTCACGACTCGCACCAAGCCATTAAGCGGCCCATGCTCAACGATTTCGACACCACCGATGAGTACGGGGAAGCTCTTGACGAATACATCGAGGCCAAGACCCTGGCAACGGTGCAGAAGGCGACCAACGGGCAGGCACAGACAGCCCAGCAGGAGCAAGCCAAGGAAGCATTTACCGCCGCCGTAGATCAGCATTATGAAAGGGCCGCAACCCTGGCTGAGAAATATGGCATCACCGCAGAAGTCTATCAACAGGCAGACCTTGCGGTAAGGACAGCCATCGAACAGATTATGCCGAACCAAGGCGATTTGGTTACTGACCAACTCATCAACTCCATCGGTGAGGGTTCGGAAAAAGTCATGCTCTACGTGGGCAGAAACAAGGGCAAGACTGCGCAGCTCCAGCAGGCCCTTTTGTCGGATCCCACCGGCATGAAAGCTGTTGCATTTCTCGGCAGGATGAGCGGCGAAGTCACCGCACCTAAAAAACGAAACAGTCAAGCACCTAAGCCTGCAACGCAGCTTAAAGGTGGATCAGCCGTGCCAGTGTCAGCCGAAGCCAAAGCATTGAGAAAGACGTATCAGGCTGCGAAAGGCAATCCCCAGGCACGATACGATGCACGGAAAGCAGCAAGGAAGGCAGGGCTTGACCCTAGCGACTGGTAAGGAGTCAAGAAATGGCAGATACAGGAAAGATTGTTGAGGTCCTCTTTGAGAAGACCATCGAAACTTACGAGCATCAGGAGCAGCTCCTCGGGCTGGTGAATCACTTCGAGCCCCCTAGTGACAGGATGCAGAACAGCAACAACTTCATTTGGCGACCGGTGCAGCAACATGCGCCGATCATCGACGGTTTTGATGTTTCGGGCAAAGCTACCGACATCATTGAGGAAACCTACCCGGCTATCCTCGGCACTCCCGCGAATGATGTCTTTACGCAGCGCGTCGATGATCTCCGTGACCTCCAGTTCTGGGAGCGTCGTGGCGAGCAGTCGGGCATGAGGCAGGCAACCGAGCTCAACAAGAGGATTGCGGCTCTGGTTGCAAATACCGGCTCTCTTTTCTACCGGTCCAATGCGTCCAGTGGTTATCCCTTCATCGCTGAGGGTCAGGCCATCCTCAATGAGCGGCAGTCGGCTCCTGACATGCGTTACTTCTGCCTCAACGACAGGGACACCCTGACCTACTCCAGCGATCTTGCTGCACGGCAGACCCTCCAGGGCCGCCCCGAGGATCAGGCGTGGGTCAAGGGGCAGATCGGCACTAACGTTGCAGAATTCGACGTTATGACTGGCTCTTATCTCCCCAACCTCACCGGAGGGGCTAACCCTGCAACGACCGTCACGGCAGATGTAAGCGAGGTGCCCGAAGGCGGTAGCGTCAATGCAACCACCGGCGTTGTCACCAATGTGGACTATCGTATCGGCACCATCGCAGTCACGGCGACCGCATCGTACAATGTTGGAGATAGAATTTCCTTTTCCAACAGCGCCGTGCCGGTGCAGTCTGTCGGACTTGCCGACAAGAACCCCAGCGGGGAGGCCATGACCTTTGTCATTACGGCCATCCCTGACGGAACCACCATTCAGGTGTTCCCGAAGCCGATTGCCCTGGATGATTCTGCACTCTCTGACCTGGAAGCGGCTTATGCCAACATCGACACCCAGATCCTCAACACTGCAACTGTTGACCGTCTCAACGTCGATGCCAGCGCCAAGGTCAATATCTTCTGGTGCAAGAATTCCATCGAGGTTCTCGGAGGTGATGCCCCCATTCAGCTCCTCAGCGAGTTCGGCGGGATGAAGGTTATCTCCAGCACCATGAAAAACGGCCAGAAGATGTACATGGCATACGACGGAGATATCGACACTCTCAACTTCAAGTGCCGCCTCTTTACTTGGTACGGCCTCACTAATGCCAACCCTTCGGCAAACGGTGTTGCCATTTCCTTCTAAGCCAACGGCGGGGGCCTCAAAACCCCCGCCGCAGTGAGGAGAACGCTATGACTACTAAGAAATTCGTCCAAACATGCACAACTCTTGAGACTACCAATAGGGTGATCGCCAGCCTTGCGGCTAGTCTTGTTCCCCCCGAAAACACCTATTATGTCTCTCGCAACGTGGGAAAGTCTGGCGATGGGAAGTCGTGGGACGAGGCTTTCGTCACAATCGGAGAGGCAGTTGCTGCGGTAAACCTCGCGTATGATCTGGCTCAATTCCCGACCCGTGGGCGGAATACGGTTATTGTCGTTGACGAAGGGTGGTACTCTGAGACTCCGCTCACCCTCACCGCAAGTGATTGCCATATCATCGCAGCCGCTCCAGGCTCTCACGATTCCACAGTCTTGTACGGAAGTGCTACGGCTGGCGGCTTTGACGGGCCTTCCGGTGCTCCTGCATTGACCTCCACCGGCAGCAACAACACTATCGAAGGGTTGGGCATGTTCACGCATGACCCTCTCTTCCCGAGCCTGTCGCTCGGAGTGAATGGTACTGCCAGCTTTGGGAACAAGGCTGTCGGATGCAGCTTTATTCGAGACGTGGATGATGGCTCTCTTGGTGGAGTCCTGGATCTTGGCGAAGATGGGTCCGTTATTGAAGGCTGCTTCTTCTCTACGTCCTGCAAAGACTACGGCATTCGAACCGCCTCAAATGGCCTCACCAACCCAGTCAATCCGGTCTACAAATTCAACAGGTTCGTGGGCTGTCCCGCTGGAATCGTTCAGGATGCAGGGCATGATGTGTTCTGCCATGGAAATTGGTTCATGGACGATACTTCCGATAGGCCCGGAACTATGGCGACTCCGATTGTCTGCAATGCTACCAGTAACTATTCCTCGTCCAACTGGAGCATGTCTACCAACAAGGCTGGCATTGTGACAGGAGCCGGAACCATTGCCGAAGCTGGCAACTACGGTACTGACTCCGCCACCTAAACACACGGCGGGGGCTTAACGGCCCCCGCCCGTAATGAGGAATGCCATGGCGTGTGTACTCTACAAATGCGGCGATGAAAAAGAAATCAGGGGAGTCATGTGCAAAGTTGGCAGATTCCCAGCTAACCAAGTTCAGCAGAGGAAAGATGAAGGATGGGTATCTGACCCTCAGACGCTCTATCAGATCCCGACCGAAGAAGATGCAGACTCCAACGGGACCGGCAAACTGAGCAATCAAGAGATTCGCGCAGCGGCACAGGTTGCTGGTATCGAGGATTGGGACACAGCTCGAATCAAACGTCTCAAGAAGGAACTAGGCTATTATGGCTAAAGGCGATCTCAAGGGCGACTTCATAAACGAAGCTTATTCTCAGATGAGAATATCAGGCCTCACCGTAAATCCAACCTCCGAGGATCTGGAAGTTGCACTGATGCGCCTGGAAAACATGATGGCAGAATTGAGCGGGCGCAGCATATGCGTGGGTTATAGCTTTGAAGATGATCCTGACCCCAACAGTTTGCACAATGTCAACCGCGAATTCTGGCACGGCATAGCCACGAACCTTGCCATTAGACTCATACCGGACTTCAATAAAGAAGTCCCTCCGACCTTGCACATGCAGGCGAATCAAAGCCTTTCAAATATGAGTGGCAGAACTGCCCTTATCCGTCAAGTCAACTACCCTTCCCGCCAACCCAGAGGCGCAGGCAACACCCTAAGATGGGGACGGTGGGCCCGTTTCTACCATCCTCAACCTGGGGCTCCGCTCGAATGTGCTACCGTTACGATAGCTATTGATGACATCAATGATTTTGTGGAACATTTCGACGCATACCTGCGAGATGCCGAAACCATCCAGTCATACACTATTTCGGCAGACACCGGGTTAAACATCATTAGCGATTCGCTGGCGTCTCCCGATGTGCTGTATAGGATCGAGGCAGTTGGAAACGCCGATGCTACCACTAACATTTTTCAGCAAGTCACTATTATAGCGACTACTAGCACCGGACGCATAGAGACTCGACGTATCAACTTTCAGATAGTCGGAGCGGAATGATGCAGACCCCTATCAATCTCATCAAAGGCGACAGCATAGGCACTGAGACGGATTACCGTGACCAGTTGCCGGTCAACATGTATGCCGTTATCCGACAGATATTCGGGGCAGACGGCTACATGGTTCAGGAGCCTGGGTTGAGGCAGTACGGCACAGGCATTGGAATTGATAGGGGCGGGCTATGGAACGAGGAACAGGCGCAGCACTTCAGGGTGAGTGCAGCAGAAATGATCTCTGTGAGTACTGTCGGTGCCGTAACCTCACTTGGTTCTGTACCTGGGTCAGACACGGTGTCCTTGCCTTACTCGTTCAATACTCAGGGCGTGGTTGCTAATCGCAAGTTCTACCTTTACGATGCCACTAATGGATTCAGAGAGGTAACAGATTCAGACCTTGGCGATCCGCTGGATTGTGTGTGGGTCGATGGGTACTATTTCTTCACCGATGGCGCTTACATTTACCATAGCGACCTGGCCGACGAATCGTCTATTGACCCCCTCAAGTTCGCCACCGCAGAATTCATGCCTGACCCCTCTTTGGGAGTCGGCAAAACCCAGGATAACAAAGTGATCGTCTTCGGGCGCTACACCACCGAGTATTTTGTCAATGTGGCTCAACCGAACTTCGCTTTCCAGCGTGTCCCTACTAGAGCCGTCAAGATCGGGATCGTCGGCACTCACGCTAAGGCAGAGGCTGGGGATGCATGGTTCATTCTGGGGGGCCGGAAGGAAGAGGCTGTATCGGTTCATCGACTGGGGGTCGGATCGGCGGAGAAGGTGGCCACTAGGGAGATTGACAAGATCATTGGCATCTATTCTGAAACAGAGCTTTCAACGGCTGTAGTCGAGTCCTACGAGGAGGACGGATACTCCTTCATCGTGGTCCATCTCCCCGGCCATGTCCTGAAGTTCAACCTCACCTTTGCCAAAAATGCAGGCATCGCACAGGCGTGGACTATCCTGAAGTCCGATGTCGCAGGGGACAATCCATGGAGAGCCAAGCACGGTGTATTTGAGCCGCGTTTAGGCGAGTGGGTATATGGTGACAAGCTGACCAGCATCATTGGCATCCTGGACAGCACTATAGCCACACACTACGGAGATATTGCGGAATGGCTACTGCATACGCCTTTCCAGATGATCGAAGGGCACTCCATTGATGAGCTCGAAATAGAGACTTTGCCGGGGCACACTGGCACATCAGACGGCACAATATTCACATCTCTGACATACGATGGAGTGACACACGGCAGCGAATGGACGGAGATGTATGGGCTTCCTAGCGCATTTGGCAAGAGGTTCATCCTCAGGCGGCTAGGATATGTTAGCGATTGGGTAGGGTTCAAATTTAGAGGAGCCACAAGATCCAGAATGGCATTCTCCAGGGCAGTTATCAAACATGGCTGACCCGACTACAGCTCAGAGGTTGAGGGGGCTAATCCTGAGTGCTGCTGAACTCCAGCAGTTGACCGATTGGCCGGATGCTCTTATTGAGGACTACTTAACTATCCTCGAAAACCTAATCTTGCTGGCTGGCGAGATAGACACAAAAAACAACATTATCAAAAACACAATCCTTGTTACCACTTCGCCATATGTACCATTGGCTACGGATGAGGAGTTATTTATTGATACCGATGTCGGACCTATATCAATAACTCTTCCAGTTGGCATAGATGGCACAAACTACCGGATGATAAATGTCGGGTCTTCTGGCAATGATGTTACACTCATCCCGGCATTGACAGACAAGCTTTTTGGTGAGAATGCGAACGAGAGGATTGCTGACTCGGAAGTTTTGCTTATGACATTTGAGACTACAGAGGGCTGGTACTGATGAGCAGAATTCGTGAAATAGAAACCATTGACAACGCCAAAGTGTCAACAGACAACTCTTCATCTGCTTTCCTTGGTGCCGGAATAGCGTTTGAAGGTACAGGCGAAGACGTTATTGACTTTGGGACTATTGAGGTTTCTGTTTACTCTGATGTAGCTTCAGCCGTAGATGGTCTATCCATCGAGTTCTCGTCTGATGGTACGAATTGGGACCACAAAGACGTTTACACTGTTCCAGCAGCAACTGGCAAGAATTACAGTGTTCAAAGGGTTGCGGAATGGTTTCGTATTGTCTATACCAACGGAGGAGATCCGCAGACAGAATTTAGACTTCAGACCATTCTAAATAAATACTACATCAAGCCTTCCTCTCATCGCCTTAAAGACGATATAAACAGTGATGATGATGCAGAGTTAGGGATATGTATCATAAAGACTGAAGGTAGTTCACCGGAAAACTACAAAACCGTGAGTGCCCAATATCCTCTACCCACAGACGGAGACAGCGTTTACTCTAAAGACATATGGGCAGACGAAAGCAACATTGGAAACTTCAGCGGGTTAATAACTGATCCATTTGATAACCTCCACACGACCATAGTAGACAGCACGGCCAACAACCCTAAGATAATATTGATTCATTTCCAGCGCACTATATTTACGTCTTCTATTGGGATAGGTGCCACATCTGGGGACTTCTCTAATGTGAAGATTGAGCTACTAGGAAGCTCAGGCGCAGTAAGGCAGACGATAGACGAGAGCGCAGACAACACAAAATATACGTCAAGAAACTTTGAGTTTGCACCAGATGCAACGAATGCAGTTCGTATATCATTCTTTACTGCTGATGCAGTGTCAATGTCAAACATCATTGCTAGGAAAGCTACAAGTGTCGATGCTAGGCTATCAGCAATAAGCGAGTTAACAAATAAAGTTGAGGATATAGGAAGCTTCAGGGGAGCCATAAATGTCAATCTGGCCCTAGTCCATCAGACTGGTATAAATGAATATTTCAGAAGAGATCTCGGAGCTTCAACAACTATATCGATAGCCGCAACCGCTGGCGATACAGATATAAACGTAGTAGATTCCACCGGATTTGTCATAGGTGATTTTCTGCGGATTGAATCTGACCCTATCACTAGGGGGCATTTTCACATAATAAATGTTGTGGCAAATGTGATTACGCTCAGCAGGCCGTTGGATAATGATTTAATAATTGGAGACAGTATAATCGAAACTGATTTCCAGATGGTAGATGTTGGTACCCTAGCAGCACCAATAGCATTTAGGATTGCTCCGCCGTCAAGCGAACGCTGGCAGATAACTAGGCTTATGACAACAATGCTGGACGCTACAGCAATGGATGACGGCAAGTTCGGAGGCATGTCAGCACTTCCTAATGGATTTGTACTCAGAGTTAACAATGATGGAGTAATTACCACACTGACACACTGGAACACCAATTTAGACATGAAGGATGACATGTTTGACGTTGAGTATGCTGACAAGGCACCAGCGGGTCAGTATGGGTTATCTGCTCGTTGGACACTGACTCAGGCGCAATTCGTGGCAGACCTCGATGGAGCCACCGGAGACTATCTGGAAGGACTGAACCAAGACGATACTACGCCTCTGGATGAGTTCAAGATAAAAGCTCAAGGCAGGCTGTTTGGAGGGTGACGATGATTCCTAGGAAAGTATTGATAGTCAGGTTGTGAGATTCTCGATAATGTGAGACAATGCACCAATGTTTCAAGAGATGTCAGACATGCAGGAAGCTGAACGTCTGGGGTTACCCGTAACCTCCGACTATTTGGTCTTCAGATACATTCCAGGTAATGGGTCGGTCTTCTTCTCTGCGACACGACAGGGCGATGCGGTCACTATCCATATAGCCGCAGACAGGACCGGGAAGAGCAAGCTCCGGGAGGCTGTAGATAGATTTTGCAGCAAAATATTTCTAGACTTCCCATGGTGCAAGATCATAATGGGGGTTGTCGGCCCAAGGTCAGTGGTAAATCTAGCCCTTAAATGTGGCTTCCACATTATAGGGACTATGGACATAAAAGACACCGAGTCAAAACAGAACGCAAAAATAGTTGGGAGGTGGCGGCATGAGTTTTGTGCAGAAAGCATGGGACGATATAAGGGGCAAGACGGCAGCTAAAGCAGCAGGAGAAGCATCTGAAGTTTCTGCGGCTTCTCAAGAAGAAGCTCTTCAGTATCTCAGGGAAACCGAAGCCCTACCTCAAGAACTCAGAGAGAGCGCACTCTCCCAGCTAGGATCAATTTATGGTCTTCCTGGCTTTGGGGCGGGAGAGGAAGGTGCGGTGCCTGGGGCAGGTCGAGAAGAGTTTATAGCAGGCCTCCGAACAGATCCATTCTATTCAGAGCTTGTAGGGGCAGGAGAAGAGGCCGTGCTAAGGGGCGCAAGTGCTACAGGCGGACTCAGATCAGGATCCACTAGTGAAAACCTTGCTAGGGTCAACCAGGACGTATTGAGGGGGCTCTATCAGGAGAGGGTGGGCGGTCTTACTGGTCTGGCAAACCTACCCTCCTACGCTCCGCAGATAGCCGGTGGAATAGCCGGGGTAGGCCAAACTCTAGCCTCTGGAATTACCGCCGCTGGCCAGGCTAGACAATCAGGAATAGGTCAAGTGGCTGGCCTCGGGCTTCAAGCTGCTAAACTCTTTATTTGAGGTGACGATATGTCCAACGGAAACCCTTTTTATGTCGAACCTCTCGGAGGGTATGGCCCCGAAATAGGCAAGGGGCTTGCAGGCCTTGGTACTGCCTTGAAAGCTCGCGTCGCTCTCAAGAAGGGCCAAGAGTTAAAAGAGGAAGGCGCTAGACTCCTCAGAGAAGGGACACCTGATGAGATAGCGGAGTTTTCTATTTCTAATCCAGATATAGGCAAATCCATACTGGAGCAAATGGATATTACAGCAAAAGGGACAGAGCAAGACGTTATCAAGACACTCCAGAAAACAATGTCAGACCCAGAAGGTACCGAAAAATATTTGACCGACAGGGTTAGCACCATAGTGGAGGCAGGCGGCAATCCATCTGACACCATTCTGGAACTTAAAAGATTTAGAGAAGACCCTGAATCTTACAGGAAATCCGTCGAGACTGCGTATTCAATGCTTGACCCGGAAGGCTACAAGTCCTATCGAACTGCCAGCGGTAAAGAGGCAGAGGAGGCGGCAACTAAATCATTACTAGGCACTGCCGACATCCAGAGTTTTGAGTATTTGACGGCAAACTTACCCCCCGAAGATAAGGCAAAAGCAAAACGCATCAAGCTGGGTCTGTCTCCTCGTGCGACAGAGAGCGCAAAACTTAAAGCTGAAAAATCATTCGCAACCGAGGCTGCAAAACTTGAGGCTAAATTAGGCTTGGAACCGCTAGTGGCTGGAGCCGTTGTCGCGGCAAAGAATCAGGCTAATGCAGCGGCTAGTGAGTTAGTTACGCAGAAATCAAACATATCGGCATGGGAAGTCTACAACGGAGCAATGAGCAATCTGGCTGCTGCTATGAGTGGCACAGCAACAGGGCCTATGGTTGGATTCATCCCCGCCATAACTGCGAACAGTCAGATTGCAGAGGGCGCAATCGCTGTTATGGCCCCTGTTCTGAAGCAGATGTTTAGAACCGCAGGAGAGGGCATATTCACCGACAAAGACCAAGAACTGCTTATGAAGATGGTGCCTACACGTAAAGATCTGCCTGAAGCTAGAACAGCCAAGATCACGGCCATCGACCGAATCGTAAGAGCGAAATTAGACATAGGAGAAGAGGGGGCTCTTGGAGGTGGCAGAGTTACAGAGGAAGAGGCCCAGCCATCAAGTGTGACATCTCAAGCGCAATATGATGCCCTGCCTTCCGGCGCGCTGTTTGTTGAAGACGGCGTACAATACAGGAAACCATAATGGCAAGCAAATACGGCGGAATCCCAACGACACAGCAGGGCAGCAAGTACGGAGGCCTTCCCGTTGAACAGGCGGCAACGTCCGACATTCCCCAAGGCTATCAGCCTCCGTCGAGGGCCGTTGTGGGCATCAGCGAAGCCCCGGCGCAAGCAGTAGAGGCACCCCTCACGGCACGGCAGGAAGCAATAAGGGAGATAGCGCAGGAGATAGGACCTATCCAAGCGGGCTTCATTGCAGCCGGGAAAGGCATGTACGACATTGGGCGCGGACTTGGCATCATAGAGCCAGCAGGCGAAGTCGAGCGAGAGGCTTACGAGGCCCTGGAGCGTGAGCGGCCTATATCTACTTTCGTGGGCGAAGTCGCGGGAGAAGCAGCACCTTTTGCTGCTCTAGGGCCCATTGCTGGTGGTGTAAGAGCATTAGGAGCGCGGGCAATACCTGCATTGGCTGGACCTGTTGGGTTGTCCGCTAGAGTTGCCGGGACAGCCGGTATAGGCGCATTAGAAGGAGGCATCCTAGCAGGAGCAGAGGAGGCAGGATTTGAAGACACAGCAAAAGCAGCGGGTTTCGGTGGATTGGTGGCGGGTGGCGCGGAGCTTCTTATTCCCGTTGTTGGTCGCCTTGGCGGTAAGATTGTTCGCAAGGTAACAGGCAAGCAGCCCAAGGGCTCTCTTGTCCGACCCGATGGAATGCCTACCGACGAAATGGCGGACGCCCTAGAGAAGGCTGGCATGACCTGGGAAGACATGAAGCTTGACGCCCAGGACCTAATAGCCAAGCTGGAACCTGGCACGATACCGGAGCAGGCCGCAAGGCTGGCAGGCTTTGAGCAGATTGGAGCCCCGGCACTAAAGGGCCAAATCAGCAAGGAGTTCGCACAGAGGAAGCTTGAGCAGGGGCTTATCGAATCCGGCACAGAAGCAGCCGGTGAGCCTGTGCGCCAAGTCTTCAAACAGCAGAGCGAGGCCATCAGGGGAGAGCTTGACAGCATCGTTGACGCCATGGGAGTCACCGGGGAGACTGGCGAGGCAATGAAGGATGCCCTCAGTGGCCGCAGGAAGACTCTCAAGGCCGACAGGAAAGAACTGTACGGCAGACTGGCAGAAGAGGCGAAAGAAGTTGACACGGTGCCTGTGGCTACTCATGACATCTACAACGCCTTGCCAGACCGGGGAACTCTCCGGGATATCGCATCACTTGCACCTAATCAATTCAAGGCTCTGAATGACATCCTGGTCGAATTTGGAATCGAGCAGGGCCAAGAAGCTGTTGAGAGCGCCGCCAAGCGTGGCGTAACATCTGACCCGCTTGGCCTGGAGAACTTTGAGAGTCTCAGGAAGCGACTCGGAGCAATTGAGCGCAGCGATCAAACGGGTGCTATTAGCGTAGTCACTGGCCCCCTGAAGAGAGCCCTAGACAATGAAATTGACTTGGTGACTGAGGCCATGGAAGGGGCAGGAGGCAAGATAGCAGAGACAGCCAAGGCCGCAAGGTTGTCGAATGTTGCTCTCAAGACCGAATTCGACGAAGCTAAAATCACCTCCAAGCTGATTGATTCAGTAAAGCGTGGCTCCACCCAGCCAAAGGTCGAAGTTAGCAAGGCTTACCAGAAGGTCATGAATCCGAATGAGCCCATCGAGAACCTTGATCGAGTCTTGACTTCGCTCAAAAAAGGAGGAGCTCTTGGCGCCAAGGCGATTGACGAGATGAAGGGAAGGGCTGTCCTAGACCTCATAGATTCGGCCTTCACCTCCCAATACAGGCAGGTTAGCGGGCAGCGCATTTTCGGTGCCGATCCATTCTCCAAACAATACGAAAAAATGCTGCCTAAGCTTGAGATGCTTTTCGATGGAGACGCTAAGGCCCTCAAGAGGATCAAGAATGTTTACGAGAGGGCACAAGACATCATCCCACCGGGAGGAGCTGTTCCGAAGGGATCCGCAGGATTCTTCATCGACGCTCTCAACAAGATCGGAATTTACAGCATATCCCTGAAGGTTCCATTCGTCAGGGAAGTATTTGAGGTAGCACAGATGGCAGGGCGAAGCGCAACGGCTCGTCAGCAGGCTAAGAAGTCCTTGGACGCAAAGCCTCAAGTCAAAGAAATGGCTCAGCTCATATCTAGAGATTATCCACAGATTGCCGCAACTCTCGGGATTGCTGCAATCATCGAAAGAGAAGAGGAGAATTGATTTATGTCTCTCAAAATTGTTCAACTTTCGCCGGGGTATTTTCCCAGCCCATCAATTGGTAGACCTATCTCCAATGCAGATATATTTGTAGGCATTCCCGATCTTGATCCTGAAATATTGGGAAATCAAAAACAGATCAGTATTCAAGAAGAAAACGGAGATATTACTCCTATTTCTCAACCAATATCCACAGGCTCTGGGGGAGTACCACTATTCAATGGATCCCCTGTCACTATTTTGGCTGAAGGAAACCATTCCTTAAAAGTTTTGGATAAACAAGGAAGTCAAATTTATTTTGTCCCCAATGTTGCTGGATTCACTCAAAATGAAGAGGTTGAAGATATATTTGGACTTGTAAGTATTTTGAATCCTACAGACGGAGACACAACAGATGTTTTAGGTTTTTTTGTCACTTTTCCTCAATCTAAATTTAAAGGGGGAGGGTTATTTGTTTGGCAAACCGAGTTGGATAAAACCCTTGCTAATGGCGGAACAATTATTGATCCAGACAACATTGGTGGTTTTGATGGAAGTCCATCAACTAGAGATGCTTTTCTCGCAGCGCAAGGCGGTGGGTCAGGTACGGGTTGTTGGGTTAGGATATTTTCGTGCACAACAAATGTTTATATGTTTGGGGCTGAAGGCACTGGTGCTATAGCATCAGATGATAGTGGTGCGTTTCAAGCTACGTTTGATAATAGCGTTGATGTTCATATCCCACTTGGAACATATAAATTAACTACACCTATTACATTTGAGGCATTAGATAAAAGACGAAGTATTTTCGGTGATGGTGCCAGTACGCAAATTGTTCCAGTCTTCTCGGTTACAGGATCGACACAGTGGGTATTTGAGAGTGTCAATGTCGTAATGGGATTTTTTGGTAAAATGAGGCTTGTGGAGCCCTTCATGGAGTCTGCTCCTACTGTGGATATAGGATTGCTTAAAGTAGATTCAAGCCTACGAGGAATGACTATAGAGCAAACATATGTATGGGGTTTGTATCATGGGATTTTTCTAGGAGGAGATGTTTTTGCAAAAGCATCCGTGCGAGATTATCATCACCATATTTTAACAGATTCTGCCGCCTCCATAGCCGCAGGAGCAACAAGCATTACTTGCAACGGCAATACTGTATTCATGGATGGTTTAGATATTATCGGTGGATTTTTTGAAGGAGTTGCAATCAATACGCCTGGAACAGGCGACACCGAAGTTTTAACTATCAAGAATTTCAATATTGCAGGTGCAAGCGATACTCGGAAAATGCGAACAGCTATAAGAATGACTAGCGTCAGGAAAATAGGGATAGAAGCCGGATGGATAGAGCAAATAGATCAACCTGGCACTGTCGGCAGGCAAGAATCCATTTTAATCGAAAACGGTACAAATATTTCTGTTAGAGACCTCAATTTAGCAGCTGGGAGTATTTATATTGACAATGTAACGCAAGGAACTTTTGATAATATAAGTTTTGGCAATGCCAACGCTGGCATATTTACCAAAGATCCCACGGTTGAAAATGACATATCTATTTTCAACTTGCATCAGCAATCAACTTCCGAAAACGATATGGCCGACTTCGGATTGAATTATAGCGGAAAGATTACTGTTGTGGATGAGGATAGATATCACATGCCCAAAGAGAGATACATAGCTCTTCCCTTCATTAGCAGCGGATTCCCTGCACAGATCAGCAATGACCCTGGTGATATGTCTTCAGCACAAAACCTTGTGACATATTTAACAGGAAACCGTGCTATGACTGTAAATGCCAAAGATAATTTTGGCTTGAAGTGGGATTTTGCAGGTCTACTTTCTAATCAAAAATATACATTTGTATGTTGGGCACAAGTCTCTGCTGCTAATACTGATAAGATTTTTTTGTCTCAATCCATAGGATCTCATGATTTCAGATCTCCTCAGATCAATTTCGCCGTAACTCAGGATGAATGGAGGAAATTATTCAGAACATACAAAACTGATGGATCTGGAGATTTAACTGTATTGCTTAAGGCTGATGTAAACGATGCCAATTTTGGCCAATTCATTCTCGACAGCACCCAATTATGGCTTGGTGTTCGCTCTGATGATCCGTCCTAAATGAAGCTCACAATGTCCAGATACGCAAATGGGAGTGATTCCACTGGAGGCATTCTGTACGTTAACGACCGCTTTTTCTGTTACACCTGCGAGGATGAAAAGCGGGAAGTGAAGGTCAAGGGTGAAACGAGAGTACCAGCAGGCACATATGCTATAAAGCTGCGGGACGCTGGTGGAATGCATAATAAATATCTCGTCAAATATTCATTTCATCGGGGAATGATCCATCTCCAGGACGTGCCAGGATTCGAATGGATCTACATCCACACCGGCAACAACGAAGGGCACACGGAAGGCTGCATCCTTGTCGGCTACCAAGCTCACAAGGTCAACGGAGAGCATCAGGTCTTCGCTTCCCGGCAGGCCTACACCGACCTGTACCAACTGATTCTTATTGCCCTTGATAGGGGCGAAGACATCGAAATAGAGATAAGGGAGAGATAAATGGACCCGATCACCATTAGCGGAATACTCGGCATTGGCGGAAAGCTCATAGACAAGTTCTTTCCTGACCCTGAGAACGCTGCCAGGGCTAGGGCCGAACTCTTGAGAATGCAACAGGCGGGGGAACTTAAAGAGCTGGAAGTTAGAATGTCGGCCATCCTTGCGGAGGCCAAGAGCGCAGACCCTTGGACCTCCAGGGCCCGGCCATCCTTCATGTATGTCATCTACATCATGATTCTGGCGTCCATACCCATGGGAATATTATCAGCATTCCGGCCCGATACCGCCCTTGCTATCGCCGCAGGAATGAAGGCATGGCTGGCTGCGATACCCGATGGGCTCTGGGCTACCTTTGGGATCGGTTACACCGGCTATTCTGTGGCTCGGTCGATGGATAAGAAGGCTGTCACCAAGATGTGAACAAACCATAAAGGCCCCTCCGATCAGAGGGGCCTTTAGCCATCATACCAACACCCCCACCGTGCGCCCTCCCACCACCTCCACCCTGACAACTCCCTCCATCTCCAACGCCATCACACTCTCCCGGCTTACAAGATACCGCTCATCATCCCTGAACTCCTCCTTGCTGCCACTGATGAACCATTGACCCAGGCCGCTATGTTCCTCCAGCGTCCATCCTCTTTCCAGGCGTTCACGTAGATCCTCCATCACATCCCCTCCTTTATCCGCTTCAGCTTCAGCGCGTCATTGATCCTTTCCCACACTGCCTCACCAGCCATCAGCCTACGCTTATACGACCGCATATCCCGGTAGACTTCCGGGTGAACCCCCACCACTTCGGGCATACCTGCCACCGAGATGCCAAGATCTATCTCTGCCATGCGTAGCTCTGAGACTGTGTGGGTCATGTGCGCCTCCTCTATTTATTTATCGTTAGCGACATGGAAAGAATAGCGCCGTTGGTACTGCGTGTCAACTTTTATTCTTTTTTATTCTTTTTTGTTGACAGCCTGCCAGAGTCAGGATATAACTTTTCTCACAAACGCAACGAAACGAAACGGAGGCAGCATGGCAGACAAGCGTGAATCGGTACATATCACAAATGGTACACATAAGCAGCTCAAGGAGTATGTTGATCTGCGAGGACTGAAAATCAAGAACGTGGCGGATGCGGCAATATCGGAATTCCTGGCCCGCAACAAGAAGGAGGAAAAGTGAGCGATGCGAAAGAAAAGGCGGAACGGCTGGCATTCTTTGACGGCTGCTGGAAAGTTCGCTGCCCTTGCGGTGCTTGTCGCTGCGATTCTATCGGCGGCTCTCCTGGGGCAAGCTTACGGCAACCGTGCGGATGCGGCGGACACGGCAAGGACGGCGGAGCTGATGCGGTCGGGAATCCAGATGGGCAACATGGCGAGGAGGTAGCATGACCTTCAACTTCAGCACCATCACACCCGAGCAGCACCGAGAAGACATTGAGTCAATCTGGGGCAGTTTTGACCGCAGGCATAAGCCTAAGAAGCCCATGGGTGTCAGTATCGGAGATGTATCGTTCGGTGGTGGCATCAACGAGATACCTGTTGGCATACTTGCCGGGGAGAGACAGAAATGACATTCAAGGCAGCAGCAAAAAAGCTCAAGAAGATGGCGGTCGGAAAATATCACTCACTCAGTTACGAGCTTGTCACGTTCGGCGATGGTATAAGTGATAAGTCAGAAGCGACATGCTCGGTCTATATCTCCGGCATGAACCATCACAAGGGCGCAACCTGGGAGCAGGCATTGCTCCTTATACAGCAGGCCATTGACTCCTCGGCCCCAGACACCACCGAAGCACCGGAGTAAGCCATGGGCAAGCTATGGAGCCACGAAAAGCAGGATTGGGTCGAACAGACGGCATGGTGCCCACAGTGCCGCAGTGTCCATGTCCTGCTCCGCGCAAAGCACGGTGAGCCTAAGCTTCTATGCCCAGTATCATATGGCTGGCGCTGGATGCACAACGATGAAAAGATGCAAGAGTGGCGGATAGAATTGGAGTGGGCGTCACTGGATCACTATTTGAGCTCGGCAGAGGCCATCAGGAGACGCTTAGACGCTCCGATGCATACCGTGACATGCCCCGACTGCCACACGCCCCGACAGAGCTACGACAGCACCGGAACCCAATGCGTTAATTGCAGCATGGAGAGGGAATAGGGGGAGAAGATGGCGCTTAATATTTACCAACGCATCAACGCTGTGATGAAGGAAGTATCCTATGTCAAGAAGGACGCCGAGGTTGGGTTCGGACAGAACAAATATAAGGCCGTATCCCACGATGCCGTGATAGCCCTGGTCAGAAAGTCATGCGTTGACCACGGTATCCTGATCGTAACAAGTCAGGTAGGTGCAGGAAAGGTCGTACCAGGAGAAACCGCCACCGGAAAACCTAAAATAAGGTACGAAGCGTTTTACGATGTCACTTTCGTGAACATCGATGATCCCACCGATAAGTTCACAGCTTCAGCCGAGGCCCATGGAGATGACGGCGGGGATAAGGGCCCTGGTAAAACCATGTCCTACGCCTCCAAGATGGTTATCCTCAAAACGTTTATGCTGGAAACAGGCATTGCAGACGAAAGCAGATACGGAGACGAGCAAGGGGGGCAGGGCCCTCAAGGCAAACCTCCGCAGGCCAAGCAGGAAGACAGGCAAGACAATGGCGCCTCCAGCAGGGCACAATACGCCATCATCTCCAAGAAGATTGCAGCATTCCCTCCCAACAAAGCTCAGTCAGTGCTGAATGATTACCGCAAGGAGATCGCAGAAATGCCGAAGGAAGGGCAGGAGGGTTTAACGAAGTTGGCGAGAGAACGAGAAGCATCTAACCAGTAAGGGAGACGAGGGACATGCTGCAACAAATCAAGGAACGCCTCCAAAAGGCATCTCCAGGACCATGGAACGTTGACGGGAAGCTCGTTTACAAGCTCGTTCAATCCACCAACTCCGAACACCTCGTCAACAGATTTTCGGCCGGAGTGCAGTCCGCAAGGCAGCTACACGAGGCACAAGACGCAGAGTTAGATGCCAACGCTCAGTTGATGGCCCACGCCCCCACCGACATTGCCTTTCTCATCGAAGAGGTGGAGCGGCTGCGAGAGGTGGAGGGCATACTTGCCCGATCGCTCGGAGGATCAGCCAACGAATATTAGTTCCGCAACCCTCGGAGCATGTGGTTTGGCGACTGCGCTGCGCCGAGGTAAGCAGCCTCCCCGCAATAGCGCGGGGAGGAAATTAAACTCCGCAGCCCCTCATTCGGAGCCGGTGCTAACTCATCTACTGGATGTTTAGATTGCACACCGGAGCGGCTGCGGAGCTTTTCACAACACACTGGAGGATGTATGCGAGACGCAGAGGAAAAACCGAACGTAGCTGGCATTACTCGTCACGGTGGCACCAATTACAAATCAGTCCCAGGCATTCACGGCTGCATGGGGTGCGATGCTACAGGATTCAGCGTTTTATGCGATAAATGCAGGGTTGGCCATATCTTCCAGGAGGTGACATCATGATCGGAAAGCAAGGCAACAAACCTGCGATTCCTGCCGGATATCAACGAGCGAGAGTGCGCTGCATGAACGGCTGCACAGGCAACAGGAGCAACCCTATCAAGACATGGCCCAAGGGTGAGCCAGCTCCCAACGTGCTATGCACTCAGTGTAAGCGCAAAGGCACCGACCGCTTGATGTCCCTGTCCGGTAAGGATAAGCCCCGAGCACTTGACCCCGAATCATGGTACGGTCCTCCAGTCATCATCTACCGGCCAGGAGATCCAGGCTTCGCTGAGAGGGCTGCGGAGTGTACCTTTATCCAGGACATCAGCAACGTATCCAAGGGTGCCGTTTTCTGCTTCGATCTGGAGGAAAAGCAGCGCAGAATACGCAGAGAGAAAAGGGAAGCATTGGCTAATTAACCACAGCAGCGGGGAGACTCGCGGAGGGTAGAAGAATATGGGGAGAACTTTTGGAGAGACTGTTAAAGCCTTAACGACTACTGGTAATTATCTTGCTGAAAGAATTAAGGTTTCAGATGAGTTTATAGGCTTAATGGATTTAATGTTCCCTGACGAATATGAACAAATTAAACAAAAGGAGGAAGATTATCAAGCGCTATTGACCATGATGACCGCTGCTGAAAATTAATATCAAAGCGGGGAGACTCGCGGAGGAGAGAAGAATGAAAAAGTTAATGATGTTGGCAACGGTATTGGTCGCTGTATCACTGACAGGATGTGCAGACACCATGTCATTTCAGCAGGCCATAGGTGCTGAACAAGTGGGGTTCTGGTATGGATTGCAGCACGGAACGATTGCCCCTTTCGCGTGGCTGGTGTCGCTCTTTAGCGATTCAACATCCATCTATGCCATTTATAACAACGGTGGATGGTATGACTTCGGATTCATGCTGGGCATCGGTGCTCTGGGCACTGCCGCTAACATATAACTAATTTTAACCCCCACCGGGGCGGGTCGCAAGGCTCGCCCTTTCGCTTGGCCAGAAACTTACATTAGGTGTTGACACCACATAGATATACGTGTAGTATTCATATCAACGATACACAACACAGAGGAGAGAGAGCAATGGACGCACCGATCAGAAAGATGACTGTCGAGATTTACGAATTAACGTGTCAGAGGTGTGGACACAAGTGGATACCTGTCAAGCATCATTCACAAGTCAGGCAGTGTTCCAAGTGCCGCACGGCGTACTGGGACACCCCCAAGGACGCAAAATAGGGGGCATGAGGGATGGATGAAGGATTCATAAAATTATATAGAAAGCTCCTTCATAGCTCGATCCTTCTCGATGCCGAAGCCCTACAGGTTTTTATCTACTTCCTGCTCAGAGCAAGACATCAAAAGGGGTCGGCCAGGATGAACGGCCAAACCGTGATGCTCGAACCTGGGCAGTTAATAACCGGAAGATTTGTTCTTTCCGAAGCTCTCGGGCTAACCCCCGCAAAGGTCAGGAGAATCATATCTCTCCTTAAGGAAGAACAGCAAATCAACCAGCAGGCTAAGGGTAAATACTCAATAATTACAATAGTTAACTGGTCAGAGTACCAAGGAAACAACCAGCAGACAACCAGCAGACCGCCAGCAGACAACCAGCAGACCGCCACAAATAAGAATGAGAAGAATGGGGAGAATGATAAGAAAGAACCTCTGGACTCTGATGGATGCCCAACCATGGAAATGAATTTCGGAGAAGAGAAAAAGCCGAAGAAAGCAAAGCCAATCCCTTTCTCCCCACCCGATTGGATTGAGGTAGACGCCTGGGCAGGACTGCTAGAGATAAGGAGACAGAAAAAGACGCCCAACACCGAGAGGGCACTCAGGGGCATCCTCCGAGAGTTGGAGAAGATCCGCGCTGCCGGTCACGACCCGAACGTTGAACTTGACAGAGCCACCACAAACGGATGGAAGACGGTCTACATGCCAATGGGTGTGGCGCCTCGTAAAGAAATCGAACAGAAGCCACTTTCACCAGAACTTAAAGCAGCTCTCAACGAGGAATTCTAATGCAGCAACTCCAAGCGCCACCCCACAGCAAAATAGCAGAGGAGTCGCTGCTTTCAAACATCGTCCACATGCCTGAATATTTCGGTCAAGTGGCATGGATGAAATCGGAAGACTTCTACTTCCCCACCCATCGTAAGATTTGGGAGCTGATCGTTGACCTGGACTCCGTGGGAACTCCACCGGATCTCCCCACCGTCATGACGGCATCCAACGGCAGTCTGAAGCTTGATGACGTCGAAGCCATCGTTAACCCTATCACCCTGTCTCGTAAGATCGTTCATTACGCCCAGGCCATCAGAAAGCTATCCACTCGCCGCAAACTGATACTCGGAGCCCAAGAGGTTATGGCGATGGGATACGACATCAACAGCGACCTTGACGAGATCCTCGACAGCTCCGAATCTAAAATGTTAGCCGTGAGAGAGGGCCAAGATTCAAGCGAGACGATCGGCAGAGACTTCAAGGAGATTTGCCGGGACGTGGCTAAAGACCTGCAAGACAGGCATGATAATGACGGGGGCATGACGGGCATCCCTACCGGCATCGAAGACCTCGACGAAATCACTGCTGGGTTCCAGCGTAAAGACCTCATCATAGTGGCTGGAAGGCCGTCTATGGGCAAAACTGCCTTCGCGGTAGGGGTAGCAAGGGGGGCGGCAAAGATTGGTCATAAGACGCTTATTTTCAGTTTTGAGATGGACGAAGGAAAATTAGTTGAGCGCGTCATTTCCGCAGAGGGTAGAGTTAATTCCAAGCGGATGAGAAATGGACAATT